GGTAAAATATCATGGAAAACACCAACACCGCACTTGTCGCATTCAGTACCGAAAGCACCGAACTCGGCACCGTCCAGCACTTCATCGACACCTCCACCCGTGAAGGTAAAATCAAGCTCTATAGCGCATTGCAGAACGCCGAAAAGCTGGACGAACATTTGAATGAAACCTTGAACATGGTGAATGCCGTCGCACAGGCCGTGCAGGTCACGGACGACCAGACGGGCGAAATCTCCAATACCGTGCGCGTTATCATCGTGACCGATGACAACAAGGCGTACGCGGCCACCTCCCCAACGTTGGCGGCAGGATTGAATACCATGTTCGGGATCTTCGGAACCCCGAACACTTGGGAAGCTCCACTGTCCATCAAGGTAGTGGAACGCCGCTCCCGTCGCGGCTTCAAGTTTTTCAGCATTGAGCCGGTGGACGGTCAGGAAACCAAGTGAACTCGCTATAATCGTTAAGTAGCGTTCACTATTGAGAGCACCCACTTTGGGTGCTCTCTCGCCATCTTAAAGGGGTGCGCACTATGTCCCGCAGTCGCAAACAAAAACATGTCAAGGCACGTCAAGCCGCACAGGCACGCGCCGCGCGTAACATCAAACAGCTCGGCAGTTACTCCCATTCAAATCTCGCCAAAACCGCAGACCAACAGTTAGTCAACATTGCTAAAACCTTAGGCAGGGAGTGGGAGCGGCAGAAGCAACAGGCTGTTGCGGAAGCGAAAGCAACCCCCTATCATGCTACCGCCGTGGAAAAGCCGACGAAAAAAGACTATATGTTCGCTCAGCGTACGCCCATATCGGACGCGCAGATCGAAGCGGAACCCGCAGCAAAACGGCGCAAACTCCTTAGGCAACAGCAACGGAAAATCAATGCGGCACGCAGGAAGATCAATGAATGGAACAAGTCTCAGGCCATGCCCGTAAAAAGCGTATACGATCAGCGCGTGGCAGAACTTGGAGGCAGTACGGGCGAGGGGTTCGGACGCACTCAAATCATCCCGTCAAAGCTCACCGACTTTCTGCAAATGACTAATGTTCTGAGCGATGAGGCATTCGTTCGCTCTCAATTGGAGAGCGGACACCGTGATGAATTGCGTGAGCAGATGCACGATGTGGCCGAAATACTAGGGTTGCGCACCGAACAGAAACGCAAACCGTCCAAAAAGTCGAGAACGGGCAAACAGGACAAAGATTTGTACGGCGAGCATGATTGGCCGTCCTATATGTCGCGCGGACGCTATGAAGTGTTCGAGAAAATCTTGGCTACCACGCTCGGCTCGAAACGCCTGAAGCGGTTCCGCCAACTCTCAGCCACGCAAAAGAGGGCTTTTATCGAGCAAACGGATGCGCCGCGTATCGTGTTTGACTGGACGGTATATGACCCCGTTCGACACGGTTTTACTTCAGTATTCATGGATGACGGCGAGGGCTATCAGCGTTCGCGCAGGCAGTTTGACCGATGGATGGTAGAAGCTAGCGCACTGGAAAAGTAGCGGTCGGCAATCAAGGGAAGTTATACTATGGTAGTGCAGGATAATAGGGTGGGATTATGGTGTGCGGATAACGTCATACGATTCACGGACGGCACTGTCTTACGTGACATTGCCGCCCCTAGTCGTCTGTTGGCGTCCATCATGACGGGCGGCAAATTCACCGTCTATGTGACTGACTCCGACATGTTAGACCCGTTCGTGGCGCATGTCGTACACGCATTGCCTCACAATGAGCATAATGCTAATCTGAGCTGGGACGCGATTATCTCGAAAAAGGGTAAATTTTTCAGCTTCACCGCGAGGATTGATCGTAATAATTCCGCACGATTTTTCGACATTTCCAATCTCTTGCGGGAAAACTGCCGTCTCACCATGCCCGATGCCCAGCTACTCAATATTCTGCGCGAGTACGATAATCGCAACTTGTGCAAGATCACGGCAGGCGGCGCGAGCATGGAGGCTTTTGCGGCTGGTGAGTGGAAGTGGTATTACGACAAATTCCCCCAACTTGAAGATGAAACTAAAAAGTCACTGCATGACGCCTATATCGGCGGATTTATGATCGCCAAAGAAGGCATGTACGGTAAGGCTATCGACGTTGACTGCAATAGCATGTATCCGAGTATTTTGCGGGATGAATGGCTCCCATGGGGAACACCCGAGCAGTATGAAGGCAAATACGAAGAAGATAGCGACATGCCACTGCACTGTGACGAACTCACGTTTCGCGCGGACCTCAAACCAAACGGATACCCCTTTTTATTGGACAATCGCAGTGTCTACGGACTTAATAGGCTCACTTCCACCCGTGGCTACATCACCCGCGTATTGACTGACATAGATCAACAGCTTTTATACGAGAATTATGACGTGAGCGTGTACAAGCGTGTAAGGGGGTGGAAGTTCCGCCGCTCCAAAGGCTTTTTTCGCTCGTTCGTGGATGAATGGGGGGAATTGAAGCAGAAGGCGACGGGCGAGAAGCGACAAATGGCGAAACTGATCATGAACGCTCTCGTGGGGAAGATGGCGAGTCTGCCCAAAGGTTCCGTCATGCTCCCCACGTCTAAAGATGGTATCACCCTCGATTGGGATATTGCGCAACGTGAAGAGTCGAATTTGAAAACCGACTTTTTGCCCGTGCCTGTGTGGGTCAACGCCTACGCAAGAAAAAAGCTTATGACCGTCTGCCATGCGAACGCTGATAGATTATTGTATGCCAATACGGATGGGTGCATCCTATCAGGCTGGGAACCGGTACGATCATGCGAGATCCATTCGACCGAACTGGGTAAGTGGAAGATCGCCGCCCGATACGAAAAATTGACCATACTCGGTATGAACCGGTATCAAGGATGGAGAGCAGACGGGGAGGTTGACGTATGCATGGCTGGAAACATGTTCTCGCAGCCCATCCCCTACGAAGAGTTCCAGCATGGCGTGCAAGTCATGGATGATTACGGGACAATGGTCATGCTATAATGCCTATTGTCTTCTGAGCGTCGATTTTCGACTGGGAATAACACGTGATCGGACTGCCACGGCTGAGAATGCCGCCGACCGTGAACATCACTATCGTGGCGGTAGTGCCCTACGATCTTCAGCTCGCGCTCACATAAGACAGTTTCGACCCCGCGTGATTGCGGGGTCATTTATTTTCTCCCGCCGCATGATATAATTTTGATGGAAACATTACCAATATGAAGGGAGCTTTTGTATGGCAGACCCAAACAATGACGGCGAGGAAAACACTACCCCACCGCCAACCGAAGAAGAACAGCAGACCGAAACCGTGGATGATGAAGTCAAACCGAAGGAGCAGGAACCGGAACCGAATCAGGAGCCGGACGTTTCCGCACGACTCGACTCCATCGAAAAGGAATTGGCCACCCTCAAGTCCATGATGGACATGCTCGGCTACAATGACCCCACCCCGTCTGACAATGACGGTGACGGTGACGAAACGCAAGGGTCCATCGAAGACCTGTTTGACTAAAATAGTTAGGAGATAATATATAATGTCTAATATTCGACCGTTAGCCGGTAAGGGTGACGTTGAGATCTTCAACGCAGTCCGAAACGCAACCAGCCCCCAGTTCCAGACCCGTATTCCTAGCGCGACGCAGGGCAATATTCGCAATGCAGTGGACACCATGCGCAACTTCCCCTATCTCCGCGACGAATTTACCGGCGTGCTCATCCAGCGCTTGATCGGCCTGTATATCCAGCACGCCGATTGGGATGACCCGCTCAAGTTGATCGGCTCCCCACGCACCTTGAAGCGTTATGGCAGTACGTATGAGCAGGCTGCGGTCGGCTTGGTCAAGGCTCGCACACGCAATTTTAACAAAGAATATTTGGGTGATGATGTGTATGGGCGCTACAGTCTCCCAACCGCGTCCGTATTCCATCCCCTTACTTTCGACCACTACTATCCGGTCACCATTCCTGAAGATGCGCTGTTGACCGCGTTCGATGGCGAGTCCGGCATGTCGGATTATATTGCTGAGATTATGAACGCCCCTATCCTCTCGGATAGGAACGATATGTATTTGATGAAGACGCAGTGTTTCGCGGAGTACGCACGCAAGGGCGGCTTCTACCGCGTTCACACTCCGGACGTTGGCAAGGCGGATTCCACGGAAGCGGACGCAAAGGGATTGCTGCGACTTATTCAGCAGGTGGCGAACGAATTGAAGGCGTCTCCAATGTCGGCCATGCCGCGATATAACGCCATGTCTTGGGTGACTCCATGGCGCGATTCGGAAGCCATTCTGTTCGCTACCCCGCAGGTTATCGCCGCGTTGAACGTGGAAGCATTGGCCGCCGCCTTTAATATTGATAAGGTTAATGTCCCGTACCGCATTATTCCTATCCCGGAAGACATGTTCGGTATCGGCGGACAGGGCGGCAAGGTTCAGGCCGTCCTGACCACCGAAGACTTCTTCTTCTGCTGGGATGAAATGTTGGAGACCGCCAATTCCCCCGTGAACCCGATTGACGGCACCCGCAACATCTTCTACAAGCACCGTGGTTCCATCACCCCTAACCCGTTCGCTAATGCCATCCTCTTCTGGACTGGCGAAGGCTCTTCTGAGTCCGTGACGTTGCCGGACACGCTCACCACTTCCACGCCGGTGTTCGAGCTGCGCGTGAAGAAGTACGGCCAGAACGCTGTCACTCCCGAAAACGTGTCCCGTGGCGACTTGGTGCAAGTGGTGTCTACCATTACGAGCGCCAACAAGGAGTCGGCAACCTTCCAGCCAAAGGGTATTACGTATGCGGTGGAAGGCGCAACCTCCCAGTTCACCACCATTGACAACGACGGTATCCTTCGTTGCGGTCTCGACGAAACCGCCGAAACGCTGAAAGTCACTGCACAGGCCACCTATATTGACCCGAAGACACCTGAGATTGATCAGACGGTTTCCGCCGCACTGTCCGTGCCGGTGGTTGGTGAATGGCTCGGCGGCTGGAAGGCGGGAGCCATTGCGTCTATCGAGATTCAGGGTGGAAAGACCGTCAAACCCAACGGGAAACTCGCGCTTAAGGCGATTGCCGTTAAGACTGACGGCAATAAGGCGGACGTGACCAACCTTGCCATGTGGTCAGTAGCCCAGCACGCCACCATCACGCCAAATGGCGTGCTGACCGGAACCGACACGGGCACTGCCAATGTCACCGCAAAGTTTGCGGGAGAAACGGGCATGACGCAGATCACCGTCAACGCCTGACATTAGGCTTTTAATCGGTAAAATAGGTGTGGATAGACTGTTATCCACACCTATTATTTTTAGGAGGATATATGAGCGCCAACGATTTGCCCATCAATTTCAGTTATGCGAAATGGACGCCAAACACCCGTTTTAAACTTTGCAACGTGCCGTGGGACATGGGGTACAGGGATATCGTTAAATGGGACAGGCAATCCCAGAAGGACTATTTCGACCGGTTGGAGGGTATCGAATTTACCGACTGCACCATGGCGAAATACGGTCTGCCGGTACGTCTGCCAGTACCTTTTGCGCAAGCAAGCCAATACAACTACTTGATCGCAACGAACGACTACGATTTCGATACCCCCCGCAGTTGGTATTATTTCGTGCAAACCTGTGACTACGTAAACGCCAACACCACACAACTCAACATTCAGTTGGACGTGTGGCAGAGCTTCCAGCATGATATTCGATTGGGCAATGCCTACGTGGAGCGCGGCCATGTGGGCGTAGCCAACGAGAATGCGTGGAAGGACTGGGGTAAAACCTATTTGGATCTGCCAGAAGGACTCGACACCGGAAAATGCACCGTACTCACCAACGAATCATGGAAGCCGTTAATGGGCGTAGTGGACGGTCATAACCTTAAATTCGGCGTCATCATACTCTCCACCACCTCCCTATCCGTGGATTCCGGCACCAAAGACAACCCAACCATCCAGTCAGCTAGTGGCAGCTTTTTCGAATCACAGGCAAATGGAACGGAAATTTACTACCTCGACAACCCACTAGACATTGGCAGGTTTTTCGACGGTGGAGCAACCTCACCATGGGTAACACAGGGCATTTGCGGAATTTTCGCGGTACCGCCACTGCCTGACAAGCTTACCCGCTGGGGTGCGAAAGTCACGAAACTTTTCGACAAGGACACGCATTTTATCGGCAATTGCTGGAAAATGGGAGCAAGCGCAACAGACAGTTCGGACAGGTACGACGATATTATCAACATCAAAGATTTTCGTACCATGTTCCAACTCCCCGAACGCTACCGGTACCTGAAAAAGTTTCTTACCTCCCCTTACGCCTATGTCGAATGCTCGTGCCTTAACGGGACCGTCATTGCATATGAGCCGGAACAGATCCCCTCCGCTGATCTGATTATCCGTGAATCATGGAATTACGCGCCGCCGTCGCCTCGCCTGAACTTTTATGCACGCGGCTATCATGCAGGAAGTCTTGGAGAGCGCCAACCATTGCCGAACGGGCTCGGTTTGCCTATCGATACGGGCGAAATGCTCAACGCGTCCTTTGGCATCACCAATTTTCCAACGTTCATGGCCGTCAACAACGGATCCGCCTTGGCGCTTGCGAACAGTGCTTACACGCGCCAGTATGCGCAACAGTCTGCCGATTGGGGGTATCAGAAAACCCAAATGGGCATTAATAATGCGTACGCTCAAGCGCAATTGGGCACCCAATACGCGAGTGCGCAGAACAGGCTCGGCACGTCGAACAGGAACGCTATGAACGCGATCAGCAACCAGAGCGCGCAAATGGGCACCGACCTCACGTTGAAGAATCTCGGCTTCAATAACCAGATGGCGCAGCTCAATACCATCGGTTCAGGTGTGGCGAACGCGGTAGGTTCAGCCGTCACAGGAAACGTTGGCGGTGTTGCCGGTGCCATTGCTGGCACTGCGATAGGCGCATGGACGAACCAGCAAACCTACAATAACAACGTGAGTACGGCTAACCAGCAATTGGCGAATACGCAAACCACGAATAACGCCAGCACGTCACAGGCTAACGCCTACTCGCTTGCGCAGACCAACCTGAGCAACCAGCAAACCATGCAACTCGCGGATATGAACCGGCAGTTGGCGCAGGCCACCGCGCAGGGCGATTACGAAAACGCCATCGCAGGAATCAACGCGCAGGTGCAGCAGACCCAGACAGTGCCGCCCACCACGTCCGGCGCATTGGGCGGTGACGCATTCAATCTCGCTAACGGCTTGATTGGCGTCATGGTGCGTTTCCGGCAGATACCGCCCGCCGCCATGCAAGCTATCGGTGAAGTGTGGTTAAGATACGGTTACTATGTCCAGCGGTTCATGAAATTGCCTGAAAATCTTATGGCCATGAGCAATTTCACGTATTGGAAGCTCCACGAACTGTATGTGCGTTCGAGCACATGCCCTGAAGAATACCGATTGACCGTGAAAGGTATTTTTGAGAGTGGTGTGACCGTGTGGACTGACCCAGATAAGATCGGCGTCACCGACTATGCGGACAACGTGCCACTATCCGGTATCGCATATTAGATATAATGGAGAGAGTTATATGACTCTCTCCATTATTTTTTAGGACGGTGATTATGGGTAACCGTAATAATGCGCGTAAGGCCGCGCACTGGGACAATCAGAGCGTGCTCGGCAGCATGTGGGGCAATTTGAATCTGCCCGAAATGCGACAATCATTACGCATTAATCAGTATATGAAATTGATCGAAATGTTGGCCGTAAGCCGATTCAAGTGGATTAACCTACCACCATATATTGATGAAAGATATTTGGAATTGACTTTGTTTGAAAACGGTCTAGCTCTCTTTTTCCCAGACAAGCGCAAGGGCGTGAACCGGTTTATGGTCACGTCAGGCAATATCGGTGGGGTAAACAATTATAACAACCCGACATCATTTCAGCCCGTGGCTACCAGCTATTCACACCCGCAGATCGGAAGCAAGGAATGCGTACCCATTTGGGACAACCAATTACGGTGCACTATGATCGATGTCATGTGGAATTATGCTATGCGATTGGCTATCGCAGACCGCGCGTTGGACGTGAATTTGGACAATATCAGTGTACCGTTGATTATCGCCACGTCCGAAACCAACAAGCTCACCGCGCAAAATTTGATGAAGGCTCGTGAGGACGGCGATCCCTATATTTACGCCTACGATTCGGCGGACATTACAGGCATGTTCCAAACATTCCCCAACGTCACCCCTTTTCTTGCTGACAAGATCATCACCACGAAAACCCAGATATGGAACGAACTCGTAAACTACTTGGGTATCGACAACAGCACCACCGAGAAGAAGGAGCGGTTGCTTGAGTCGGAAGTGACGGCAGGAAACTCGCGTACAAACGTGTTCCGCCTGAGCTACCTGAAATCACGTCAACAGGCGTGCGATACGATCAACCGGTTGTGGCCGCAAATGGCCGACTCGGGATATCCTATTGGCATCGAATGGAACGACACCACGTCCGGTGGTCTATTGGATGTGGAAGGCAACAAGGAGGAAGAATAATGGCACAGGACTTGAGCATGTACGCCATCAGGGACAGCATGGCCGACTACACGTTGACGCTCGGCAATCTGATAGACCGTGGCTTCGATACGGACGAAAAATTGCATTTATCCTCGGAGTATTATCCGATTTTCGACGAAAACTATAGGGCGAAATTGAACGATAAAATCGTGGCACACTACGCACTGCGCGAAATCGGCAGTGAAACGCCGCAAATGTTCGTATTTTATTTGGGGCGTACCATGCGCGAACAAATGGACTATTTCAACCAATTATATTTATCTGCACAACGCAAGTTCGACCCTTTCATCACGTCAGACGTCAATCAGACCATGGACTCGACCAGCATCAACGAATCTTCGGGCAGATCTTCGGGCACGCAGTCGAACGAGTCCACGGCAACCAGTACGTCCGACACTAAGGCGGACAATTCCAGCATGACGTTCAACAGCGAGTTTCCGCAGACTCGTATTGACGATTTTAAACAGTTTGCTACGAGCGCTTCGCAGACAGACTCGCTAGGCAATACGCATACCAGCACGCAGCAGGACAGCTCGGCCACCGCGTCCAGTACCAGCAACACGGATTACGCGCACTCCTCGGACAAGGGTAATAGCGTATCGCATACGATCGGAACCAGCGGGTCACAATCACAGCTCTTGCAGGACTGGCGTAACACCATGCTCAATATTGACATGATGGTAATCAATTCGTTGGAAAATCTCTTTATGGGCATGTGGGGCAGCGGTGACAACATGACCAACGTTCCACAATTGTATTCCACGTCACTCGCCTATAATCTCGGCCACTAGAGTATACTTGACTTGAGACAGATTGGAGGATCTTATGGACGGAATTAACATGTGCGCCGCCCCCTTGGACATCGACCCGCGACAACGGTATTTCACGACGGTGCAGCCATTCTCATACCGTGACACGTTGACAGTGTTGGGGTATGTGCAGGAGGTGGCCGAGCATATCGACCAGCTCAGGGAACAGCTCGACAATCTCGCCAAAGACGAAAACGCCGACATCGAGGCTATCAATAAAGTTCTCTCCGAGATCGCCGCATGGCAGGCCTCAGTCGATACCGCACTGGATGATCTCGCGAAAAAGGTAGACCAGTATCAAACATCGTCACTCACCTATAATCCGACAACAGGACAATACGAGGATTCCAAAAACACCGATCGTGACATGTACCGCGAATTGGCCGTATTCGGAGCACGGGTAGACCAGATGGCAACCATGACCACCGAACGGGCTGCACAATATGATTGCATCACATGGGCAGTTTTAGGTAACCATGATATTTTCGGCAACAAAGAACCGAGGGTAACCCCCCGAGAAAGGACGGTACAGCAATGACCAACGTCCAATACAATATGACACAACACCTGGCATTACCGCTCTATACGGACGATACGCCAATGGACTTGCGAGATGGCTATAATAATTCCATGCGTATCTTGGATCAGAAAATTCACCAGCTCGAAATTCTTGTCAGAGAATCTAAGGAAGTGGGCTGATGGGAACCGTCTACGAAAAGACAAGCAATTACCAACTGGCCCTATATGGCAACAATGACCCAGCCGATCTTAGGGACGGCTACAACGGCTCCATGCGCACCATTGACGATACGCTCGAAAACCATTTGAACCGCATCGAAGGCGTGGAAGCGCGAGAAACCCATGACGAAGAAGTAGTGAAAGCCCTCCTTGGGGATAACACGGTGAATAACGCGGCCGCTGCGAAAGCAAAATGGGATAAAGCGGCCACTGACGCAACAAGCGCAGATAACCGTCTTACGTCAATTGGGGTAACCGACGTCACGTCCGGTACGGCATTACGAGAGTCAATTTCAAGGACAGATGCGATTTTACCTAATTGTGTCGTAACATTTGACAATATAGAGTCCATGCGGGATTCAAGTCTTCTCACAGACGGCATGAAATGTCGCACTCTAGGTTTTTATAAAGCCGGCGACGGTGGCAGAGCGCATTATGTGATACATGCAGGCGGTGGTAACGTTGCGGCAAATGGCATGGACGTAATACCCTGCAAAAATAATCTTATTGCAAAATTGGTGGCAGACAATAATTTCCTCAATGTCAAACAATATGGCGCGCACGGGGATGGAATCTCCGACGATACCGAGGTGCTGTCACATGTATTGGGACAACCGAGATCGGTTATATATATACCTAGTGGTAGGTATGTATGCCATGCTTCAATCATTGTGGGAATACAATAACAATACAGGGACGACACACTGTCTACGATAAGTTGTCATTCCTTAATTATGCACTAAACAGTAAAAGAAAGGATAATATATGTCAACCATATATTCCAAAACCGACAATTACGGCTTGAATTTGTATGGCGACGATGACCCCGCCGACCTGAGAGACGGATATAACGGCTCCATGCGCACCATTGACTCCACACTCGAAACGCATCTGAACCGTATCGAGGGCGTGGAAGCGCGTGAAACCCATGACGAAGCGGTCATGAAGGCACTGCTTGGGGATAACACAGTGGATAACGCCACCGCAAGTAAAGCTAAGTGGGATAAAGCCGGTACTGACGCCACCACCGCCACTGCTATAGCTTCCACCGCCGCAAGCAAGGCCGACAATAACAGTGCCATTCTCACCGCGCTCGGAGCAGATTCCACCGGTAACGCCACCGTCAATAAGACGAAGTGGGATAAAGCGGGGACGGATGCCATCGAAGCAATGGCAGACGCGGCCACCGCAACCCAAAAAGCCAACTCCAATACAGCGATTCTCGCCGCACTCGGCGCGGACACCATAGAGCACGCCACCGTCAAAAAAACCAAGTGGGACAAAGCGGGTTCGGACGCGACTTTCGCAAACGGCGCTATCGCCCGAATCTTTAAATCTCTCTCACGCACTAACGGGCACTTGGTCACTTTTGGAGACTCGTACGGCACGAATACGGATAAGACACGAGAGTGGCCGACCGTACTCAATACCCGACTGGGCGAAAACAGCCTGCTACACAATTACTGCATCGCAGGAGCCGGCTACACCGCGCCAAACGCCACCTTTCAAAGCGAACTCAACAAGGCAAAAGCGGACACCAGCTACAATCATAACGAGGTTGGCTTAGTGGTTATCGCCGGTAGCCGCAATACCAACGATGGATATTCGGGCACGTTGCATACCGCCGCCGTAAGCCTGTACGAGGGGGTGAAACGCGAGTTCCCGAACGCACGAATCATTGTAGTACCCATGCTATGGGACTGGACGCCAGTATCAAATTATTGGCGGTACAATTCCGCAAGCTGTATTTCCGCAGCCCGTGAAGTCGGCGTGGAAGCGGTACCGTGGGCGTGGACATGGAATTTGGGAAACAACACGTATTTCCCGACCGGTGATATCCACCCGAATGCGGACGGTACCAACGTGATCGTGTCCTACATGCTTGATTACATTAACCACAATTACACGGGGCGTACCGAATCGTATTCATGGCGCGACTCAACCAATACGCTCGCACTGTTCACCGTCAACGCTTCAGGAGGGCTTATCACGTTCGGGTGGCATCTTGCCAGCAACGTCACCGCCGCTAATTTCGTGGACATTAAAAACGCATTGCCGAAATGGGCCGAACGTGACAAGGACTCTACGAACGAACCGGACGCATGGGCGCTCATGGCATCCAATGGAGCCAATGACGCCACCTTGTTTAAGGTGTTGGGGTCTGATGATCATGTGAGTGGCGTGTTCGGCATCCAACCGTATACCACTACGGGCTCTCATGGTTCGCCGAACGGGTTGATGGGTGGCGGCTTTACCGTCGCATGGTAATCAACAGATAATCTAAGATAATAGCCATAACGTATATAATTACGTTATGGCTATTACTTTTACCCAATGGATTGATCAGACGAAAAACCGTTTTTGGGACATGGACGGGGCGTATGGCGCGCAATGTTGGGATTTATGGGCAAAATACAGTATGGACATGTACGGCATGTCCATTCAGGATTGCATTACCCCTACCGGCTATGCGGGAGGCTTGTACACGTCATACCCGGTATCCGCACGGTGCGAGCAGGTGTACGAACGAATTCCCGCAAGCGGATATCAGCCGGTGGCCGGTGACGTGGCAATATGGGGGTACGGCACGTACACTCCATACACGCATGTTGCCATAGTCGCGGGGGATGGGGTAAAAGACGGCAGAGTCTACGTGATTACGCAAAATCCTGACGCAAGCGCGCTCAAATGGTTTCCGATCGACGGACTGTTAGGCTACTTACATCCCCGTACCAAGCCTAAGCCGGACGTGGATAATCCCACCGGTGACAACAATCAGGGACACCCCGACACGGCGCGGGGCGGCGCGTGGATACATTGGCAGGGCGACAATCTATACTTACACGAAACTGACAACAGCGGGGCGCGTACGCGCATTTTCTATAAGACTACGGCCAATAATTTTTCGGAAAAAGCGTCACAAAGTCAACCGTCCGACTCGCAAGGACAAGGGCACCCAAGCAGTTCGGTGAGCACGGAAAACTCTTACGCCTTATATGTGATCGGCACCGTGGAAGCTGGGCTAAGGTGGGATGCGGTGGAAGCCGCCAATCTGCAAGGTATCGGCATTGCTCAATGGAGTTTCGGACGCCGATTGCAAGTATTGAATGCCATGAAGACTGCAGACCCCACAGGCTATACGGCATTCAAAACCGCCGCGCCGCAGATCGCCGCATTAATGGAGAGCGGGGGAGATTTCACACGAAACCTCACGCAAGCGGAAGCTAGCGCGTTCCAAACATGGGCGCGGCGTAGCGAGTCGCATGAGGGGCAGCGCAAACAGTTCGCCGAAGACTATGCCGGATATCCGCAGGAATATGAAGACGATAAAATGCAGATCTTGTGGGTGACGGCATATCACCAATCACCCGCGAACGCCCTGAAAGTGCCTAAAGCGTCTAACCTCGCCCAGCTCAAGGCCAATATTCTCGCCACGTACCCATTCCAGCCGTATACTAACCGCTATAATCAGGCGTATTCACTGCTGAGCGTGTGGGATGGAAAATCGAATCCGCCCGCATTCTAAACATGTGATATAATAAGAAATGTCGGCATGTGATGACTTCCCTTGAGCCGACTAGTACCACAGACAAATGGGGAGTATGACGGTGGTCATGACGTCATACTCCCCATTATTCATAATGAAGGTGAGCATATATGGCATTGCAGACATTAGCCGAAGATGATTACTATGATCTGCATAATCTGCTCACCCGAAACGCCCCATGGAATTTCATTATCGGCGCACGAGGACTCGGCAAAACGTTCGCCGCCAAACGATACGGCATCAAAGAATACATCAAGCACGGTCACGAGTTCATTTATCTTAGGCGTACGGACGTGGAACAACGCCGCAAGGAAACCTTCTTCAAAGACATTCAAGAGTTCTTCCCCTCGTACGAATTTCGTGTGAATGGTGAAAAAGGACAAGTACATAAGGCGTCATGGGATGAAAAGGACTGGCGGACATGCTGTTATTTCGTCGCCCTATCCCAAGCGGGTGGCTTGAAGTCGGTTGCCTATCCTAAAGTTCATTTGATTATTTTCGATGAGATTTTCCCTGACAATCTCAGGTTTTTAAGCAATGAAGTAAATTCTTTTTCCGAATTCTACAACACGGTTGACCGTTGGCAGGATAGGACGAAAGTACTGTTTTTGTCTAATGCGGTCCAAAAAGCTAATCCTTATTTTGCGAAATACAGACTCGACATTGGCGCTCAACAAGCCAACCAGCAACAATACAAGTTGTATTGCGGGGGTTTCGTTTGTCTCGAATTGGCTGACTATGGCGGATTCTCGGCAAAAGTCGCACAATCGAAATTTGGCAGATTCTTGGAACAATACGATGGCGACTATGCGGATTATGCGATCAGAAACAAGTTCCGTGATGAATCGGACACGTTGCTAGCGCCAATACCGAGCGACGGCGAACTCTCGTACATTTTGGATACTACCGACTATGCTCGTTTCGGTATTTGGGTTTCCGTGTCCGAACGTGATGGACATGTTTCACAATATGTTTCACGACGTATCCCTAAAGACAACACGAGACCCGTCTACACGTTAGACCCCAATCATGTTGACGAAAAAACATGGTATGTCAAAAAATCAGATGATATCATAAGACGACTCACCACCGGCTACCGACTAGGTAAAATAAGGTTTGATAACTCACAGGTCAAAGCCGATTTTGGACTGATCATTGGAGAATTATTAGGCAAATAGAAAGGAAACAATATGACAATGACGGCAACCGACGTGTGGTGTGTGTTCGCAGTAGTCTTCTTCATCATTGTGGACTACGTCACCGGCATTGCAAAAGCCATCTTGCAAGATACGCTCAGCTCACAGAAAATGCGACAAGGATTATGGCACAAGTTCGCCTACCTTATGCTCACCCTAGTCGCCTATTTTATGGACATGATCAACCTACACGTAGACCTCGGATTGCCGGTCAGCGTATTCGTATGCACCGTAGGCGGCATTAGCCTGATCGAACTCACCTCGATCCTTGAAAACATTACCGCCATCAACCCCGAACTAGCGGACGCACCATTCATGAGCGTGTTCGCACAAACCAATACCCCCAAACACAAGAAGGAAAACCAACATGAACATCTCTGAATGGATGAACTCAGTAAACGGCAAAACCATTGACGTAGACGAAGCATATGGAGGACAATGCTGGGACCTATGGAGTTCCTACGCGCGAAACGTCTATGGCATCCCAGCCGCCGACACCAACACTGTTGACGGATACGCCGCAAGCGTCTACACTACGCGATATGACCGCTCCCGCGCCCTACAGGACACATTCAGCCGAGAGGGCGCCGACCATACGCCGGTTTACGGTGACGTGGCATTTTGGAACGGCGCAGGCATGAACCATGTCGCCATTGTTATACAAGACAACGGCAACGGCACACTCAACACCATGTCACAAAATCCGAACAAGGCAGGATACGTGACGATCAGCAAAAACGGCATTATCGGCTACTTCCACCCGCGCTCAGCGAGCGCACCAGCGCCAGCACCAGCACCGGCAAACAATAACGTGACCATCGTTCCACGCACCTACAAAGTCAACGTTGACGTGCTCAACGTACGCTCTGCACCCTCAGTCAATGCAGAAGTAGTAGCCCAGTATCACTACGGACAGACAGTCAACCTATCCGAAGGCGGTGTGATCGCAGACGGATACATTTGGGCACACTACACAGGCGGCTCAGGCGCAACACGATACGTAGCACTCGCACCCGCCGACAAATCAATGTGGTATCTCGTATTTGCCTGATTAGCGGTATAAGAAAGCCCCTAGGTTAGAACCTAGGGGCTTTAATTATTTATCAGTCGCCATCATCAATCGAAACAGT